GTGCCAATGATTCCGTGATGGCATTTCGACGGATTCATCAGTCTGCTATACTGGATAGGTCTTGGTCTGATATTTACGAAGATACCATAGGTACCATCGCCCTTGTGCTCATCAAAGTCAGTGTTATTACCCCCGATAATAACACCTTCCCAAGACTCATTTATCCACTTATCCTCAGCTTCCTCCCCAAGGTCTGTATTAGGAATGTAGTTTTCAGCCATAAACTTGAAGTTCTCTTCCCCGGAGTCCGGGTCATAGAACTTGACCTTGAGAATCTTTCTCCTTGATTTCCAGTACATTCTCATCACTCTGACATTGCCATCAGTATCATAAGGAAGGAGCCTGTACTGGTCAAACTCCATAGTATCACCAAACACTTCGGAGGAGGCTACTGTCGGATAGGACTCACTGAGCATATCTCTTCTGACAAACCCATTCCGTTCATCAGCATAGCCCATTGAATTGGTACCATTTCCAAGATAGTCAGGAAGGTTTTCCAGGTATTCAATATCTCTCTTTGTGAGCTGGTCGTAGAAAGTATCTATGATACGACCTGGATTCCAATACTCCTCAACGATGATGATGTCAGCGTCTTCAATCTTGTTGGAATGTCCCGATCTATAGACTCTTACATGTTCAGGGTTCAGTCTGCGAAGCACCGGCTCACCTCCTTCAATGTTGCATTCATAGATTTCCTCACCTACCGTGAGTGCATCCATAAAGCCACTGTTGAAGATAAGGGGAATGTTATACTCCTTTACATAGTGTCTGAGCAACTCATTAGCTCTTCTCTCCCTGAAGTCCTGCCAGTTATAGGTATAGTACTCGTCGAGCTCTTCAAGCTTTTGCTCGTAATCTTCCTGACTGAGAGACTCATCCTCAACAACCTGTCTGAATGCATTGAGAAGTTCCGTCTTCTTTGCTTCCTCTATCTCAGAGACAGCATTCATATTTGTGACAATCGCTCTCCAATCGAATGGTCTTCTAAACTCCTCACCGATAAGGACATTCAGTTTGGCATTCATCAGGGCGAAGTGCTGTATTTCCTGAGGGACATAGTCTGCTTGAATACCAGCAGGATTGATGATGAGGGCAACATCATCCATGTGCAGGATGCCCCGCACCAAATCATAATTTATCCGCTTGTCCCTAAGAGCCTTTCTTACAGGACTATAATTCCAAGAAGTCCTGGAATCTCCCCACAGCAAGCACTGCTTCCCCCACTTCTTTGTTTTACGATTGAAGGGGAGTGCCTGTCTTGGGAATTGTATCGTATCCATCATAACAGTATAATCTTCCGTGCAAATTTAACCAAATAAATGAAATGTGCAAATTACCCTTTTCTCTGAGCTAAATTTACTCCCTATTTCCAGTCTATCTTTTCATAAGTAGATGGTTTCCAAGTAGGTGGTCTGTTAGGCAACTTAGGAGCATTCTTAGGATGGTAGTTCCTTGTAAAGTACGGGTCAGAACCCTTTGATTGCACAGGAGAATCATCCTTGTGAATCACACCGTTGGAAAGCACAAGTTTCTCCTCCCTATAGAGCATCAACATACCCATTGCCGATACTCTATCGAAGTTGCCATCTGGGTTCCATTGTCTTCCCTCTTCCAAAAGGGCCCTGTTCCACCAGGTCATCACATTTGGAATGGTGACAGTCTTCGTTTCCCCGTCCACTTCCTTCTCCACTTCCACAGGCTTGAGCATATAGTCCTTCAATAGTCCTCTCGCATAGTCATTGATTGGCTTTGACGCCTTCACACCATACGCCTTGTTTCCGATATGCTCAATCTTTGAATCCTCCATATCCTTGATATATTGGGGAGTCTCCGCAAGGATATGTAAAGAATTCATCTTTTTCAAGTAGGCATAAATGCCTTTCTTATCATTCTCGTAAAGAAGCTTTGCATTGTAGAACTTGCAAAGAAGTCTGATGACTTCATAGCAATCATCCGCTGACCCAAGTCTTCCGGTCCATTCTGCAACAATCTCGTCAGTCCAAAGGTCAAGCACAAAACAAGATACCAGAGACATTGTATTGGATACATCATCATCGACAGGGTCAAGTCCCGCAATATATCTTCCCGGGAACACCTTTCCAGCTGCATTCTTCTTGGGCATTGACTTTATCTCAATTGCTCCTGATACCTTGTTGTTCTTGGTAGGGAAGCTATGGATTGCCTTATCTGCAGTAGGCTGGAACTCAACTTCTCCATTACTAAGCTGCACAAGCTTACCGACATGGAACTCATCATAGAAATTGGGGTTCAAGTCAATCTCCTGAATTCTCTCTGCAATCTGGGCAACCGGGAACAAAGTACCGTCCCTCTTCATAATCGCATCTTGGATTGTGATGGGGTCCTCAGCCTTTGTTCTTGTAATCTGCATAGGGTCTGGATTGTGATACTTTGCAATGTATCTCTCACAGCAGATTGCAAAGAGTGCGGATGTAACATCAGAGATGCCGTCTTCATTGTAACATCCCGCACGATTTACATAGGCTGGGAAGAAGAAGATTGATACTCCTCTTGTTTGTGCTGACTTATCCCAGACATTCGGATAGGCCCGCATAAAGAATCCGGTAGGATGGTAAATCATATCCAATGCTGAAGCAAAGTCATTGCCCTCTTCACCACCAGTGCCTATCAATATGATAATACCGAACCATTTGTTACCCTCACGAACAGACTTCAAGCTGATGTTGTATGCATCTGATAGGTTCGGGAACTTACCGAACTCCTCAAAAGCAATCACATTCTTTCTCTTACCACGAATCTTGTCAACATCATCCTTTACCGCCACTCCAAGTACCGTATTTCTTGTACCTGACTTTGCCCCGGTGTTCAAGTCGATGTATCCCATTTCCCAAGACATATCGTTGAGTGCCCTCTGCAATGTCTTTCTTGGGAACTCCGTATTGTTGGCACAGTGGTCAATCATCTGCTCGAACTTATTCAAGGTACCATCCTTGATGAGGAACTGTTTGTCATAGGCAGCAACCACACCACCGTGGTTCTGTGGTTTCTTGGCTCTGATTTCTTCTTCAGTCCGCTTTCTTTCACCCATAATGAAGGTCTTGGAAAGCTTTGACGCCAATGAATATGACTTCGAAGCACCACGCTTCGCTATCTCAGCAAAGTTCTGACCCACTCTACGGGCATCATCCCAGCCAATGAATCTCCACAATATCCCTTCCCAGAACCTTGGGAAGTCAGTAACTCGTTCACCAACATTTTCATTCTCTCCATCAGCCACCAAGACAATTGGAGAGTAGTTGAGATACCAATACAAGTCCCCGGGAATCCAAGCACCGTCAGATTCCCGGAGCATCCCATTATAAATTCTATCCACTTCAGTGTCAAGCCACTTCTTGTAGGCACTGTTTGGATTGGGATTGGGCCTTAAATCAGTATACCTTCCTGTCTTCTGAAAATGTATCGCAGCCTGTCTGAAATAATCCGTATCCTCAATGATAGGAGGCTCGGTAATCTTCCAGACCGCCCTTCCTTTCTCATCTCTTGGAAGGTCTTTGCAATGGGGTCTATCCTTACTGATGAGCCATTGAATAAATGGTATAGTTGAAACTGACTCATTGAACTCTTCCTTTACTTCATCAGGACAATCTTTCCAGGTATAGGCTGTCTGTTCACCAGTCTTCTCGTCAACATGCGTGTAAGACAGCTTCTCTATTGGGGTTTGGTATTTATTAAGTTCCATATCTCTTCCCAATTAACAATGATATAGCCAAGGGCTTCCGTAAAGGTGTTGTAGTATGCCTCGTCATTGTTGATAGTGGTAGAGCAAATCCTTGTTCTGTGTACAAGAGTCGTCCTTTCCTTATCTATATAATAGACAGAGATAATGTGACATCTCTGCACTGGCAAAGGTCCCTGTTCCCAATTCTTGACTACAGCAAACTCACCTTCAAGTCCTGTTATCTCCTTGACTTGCTGAAGTACATCAGTCAAGTACTTTTCCACCTTCATTCCCATAGCTAAATACCATCTTCAAACATTGAATTCTCAGTACCCCGAGCCCTTGTAGTTTCCCTGATTTCAGCATCAACCTTTCTTTCCAGGTCTTGCAATTGTGGAATCAACTTAAGAACCCTTTCCAGGGAGGCCATAATGTCATTCATCTTATAAACCGCAGCTCCCTTGTCTGTCCTTTCCTGCAATTTGGACTGAGTTGTTCTCAATTCCTCGCTGAGGGCATCTACCGCAACTCTCGTACTTTCCAGCAGTTTCGTAGATGATGTAGTTTTATGAGTC